TGAAGTACCGACATTAGCTCGTTCTGCTAATTTATGATTTAATTTACGAATCCAAAAATTTCTAATAAAAATTGGCATATTGTATACAGTATCCCAATCAAATCTACCATCACTCATCCATATGAATTCGAATAACTGATCATGCAATGAAATAGAATCTTCTGGTTTATAACCAAAAAAGGTCGGCGTTAAATCGAAAGCTAGCAGTGAAAGTACTACCATCCTCGCTTTGCATTTCTATTTGTTTTATAACTTCTGGTGTATTGTCATTTATAAATGATCGTAATCGTTTCGATTCTCGCAATGTCAATTCTGTTTTTATAAAAGTACGAATTGATTCAATATCTCTATTACCATTTACTTCTGTTATAGTTCTTTCTAAAAATCCAGATATTGCGTTCGATTCTTTTATCTTATCTACATCTCGTTGCAATAAAAAACGATATTTAATTTCTTTTGAGTTCTCTAATTCATATGAAAATTCGCCATTATCGTCTGAAATTAATTTAAAATCCGATGTTTTAATATCATCTAGATTCATAATTGTTTCTACAATTGTATTTGTATTAGGATCTATTAATGAAATTGGATATTCAGGACCATATCCCATATTTCTAGCATTTATTACTAATATTTCTTTATCACATATAGCTATACTACTAATATCTATAGGATCTAATATTAATGCTTCTAATAACTTATCCAATATAACGTTTTCTCTAGCATACGATACATTAGTTAATATATCTTCATCATATGCAGTCATATAACGCATTTCAGTATATCCTTTTCTAAATGGGTGTGATTTTGGATATATCAATCCTTTACTTGCTAAATTTACAATCGATGATGGTAATTTACTTTTTTCTTTGTTTTCATAACTACGTTTTGCCAATTCGATGATGTTTGAATCACTTAGGCGATCTGTCATTTTTGTCATATTATCGTTTCCTTATAACTTTATTATAAATATTTAGATTGTAAAAAAGGTAGCAAATTAATGCTACCCTTACTTGTATTTTTAGTTTGATTAGAAACTTAAGAATGCATAATCATAATTTAATGTTGCGTCGATTGTTACTACATCTTCTGCAGACCAATCTAAACTACCAAAATTAACTGATTGTAAATAACAACCATACAATGTCCATTCTTCAATTACTTCACCTAGACCAGATAATTGTTGCAATGTAATATCTTTTTTATATTGACTAGAATACCCATCTCTACCAGTAGCAGATTCATGATGTAAACGTACCCATTGCATTACCGCCTGTGCAGCTGATGGAACTATTGCGTCATAAATTGTTATAGCAATACTATTCCACATAGATTTACCTTTTATTTTACGCTTAACATTGATATGATCTAACGTAATCTCGCCGTTTTCTAGTGTTGGTTTTGCTGATGCTTTTATTAAATGAGATGGTATTCCATCGGTCATTGACATTATAAATCTATGTTGGTACTTTGGTTCCCAACTGAATGCATCGCCAAATAGTTCAGTTTGAGATTTTACTTGTGTTTGACTAGGTATACTAGTTGCGGCCGCACCAGCAGTATTAGTACCAATATCACCGAATGCTTTTAATTCAGAATCATCAGCAATTGTATAATCGGTTTTTGTAGCATTATAGTTAAATGACATATTAATTTCCTTTTTTATATAAATATATGTAATGTTAAAAAGGTAGACATATTTGCCTACCTAATTAATTATTTTAAATTGTTATTCAGGGAAAGATGCCCCCGTTGGTTGGATATTGAAATCTAACAATATGAATTCAGCCGTTCTCGTTGGTTGTAAAAACAATTGACCATACATTATATTACGATCTATCATATCCGCTGTATTATTTGTACCATCCATAACTACCTTAAATAAGTATAAACCTTGTTTAGTTTGTACATCAGTTAAATATGGATTAACAATACTTAAGAATCTACGTCTCGTTGCTTCAGTATTTTGTTCAAATACTAAAAATCTAGTAGCAGATGCAATATATTTTTTAACCTCAATTAGCATTCTTCTAACATTAACACGGTCTAATGCGGATGCACGAGCTTGCAATGTTTTTTGTCCCCAAACTACAATACCACTTGATGGAAAATTTGCAATTGGGTTAACACGGCATTCATCATACAATTTATCTCGAGATGCTTGTGATAAATTTAAATATGTATCAGATACGCTTGTTAAACCACCTCTATTCAAACCAGCTGGTGCATACCACGGTGCTGCATTTGCATCAGTAAATGCTAATACTCCTGGAATAACAACAGATGGTGGTACCCATACCGGAACATTTTTAGACGGATTTGTAATACGAACCCATGGATAATATGTAGCAGTATAATTACTATCAACATCTGCGACCGTTGTTTTAACCGTTGATATAGTTGCGTTAATAACATCCGAATCCATTACATAGAATGTATCTTGGCGATTTTCTGCTAATTGTTGTGCTTCTCCTGCTACTATACCATGTTGTGATAATAATATACCAGGTGTTAATAACATGTTTATATCATAGTAATCTGTATTGCTAAGAAGACTAAATGCTTTACGATATGTTCTAGTTCCAGATGTATCAGTATCGCTACAATTGAAACCAAATGTGTTAGTCGATGAAATATCAAGTCCGGAATTCTTAGGTAAGTTTGGACGATCTCCGTCATATCCACCTTGAAATGGTACTATGAATTTACGAGTAGTGTTAGCAATATTCGTATTAAATGAACCTGATACTAATGCATTTTCTAACGATCCGCTATATGCAGCAGTGATTGGAAAATTAACACCTTTTTCTTGTGTACAATCTCCTAGATAAAAATCAGTACTGCCTGATGTTGTTAATCCAGCTGATTGTAATGGTGCTAAAAAATTTAAATTATTTGGTAAATATATAGATGCATTATAATTAAATCCATGATAATTAGCAATATTAAATGCACCTTCGATAGTTTGACTTGCTATATAAGAAACACCATTTAATACAGATCCAGTAATTACCGGAATCGGTTGGTATAATGCTTTAAATCCAAATGGTAATAATGATTTATCATTATTTTTCTTAACAACGCTATCCTCAACAATTACTCGAACAAATTGTGATTGATTTGGATAATCGCCATTTACTAGCATATCACCTTGTGAATTAATTGACATATATTGATTACCAATTACACGTTCAATATATCGAGTAGAATCAGGATTTAAACTTACAGTAAATGATTCAAGTAAATCCGGGTATCTATCGGTATCTGCTGAAAAATATGGTGAGTTTGGAATATACGAAGTATTTACTCGTCGTACATCGATTGTAAATTGAGCATATTTATCTGGATCAGATACCTCTGTTGATGTTTTAATATCTCGAATTGCAATTTTAACTTCATGATTAACAGATGTACCATGTGATAATGTAGCAAATTTAAATAAGTTTTTTGTTAATGTTCCTAGCTTCTGAGAAGTAATCCATGGTGTTTCTGCTGCTTTAAATGCTGCATCATATTGATATGTTGGAAATATAGCTAAACTCGTAGTAACATGTGCTAGATTTGCGAATGATGTAATTGCACGTGGATTGTCATATTGAACATATACCGGAAAATCTGTTGATTTCGGATTAGTACCAAATATTTTTGTTACATAGTTATTTGCGTTTAGGTTAATTGATGCTGATATTGCTACATTCGCCGTTGGATATAAATTATATGTACCAGAACCCGTATACGCACCATTTAATTTAATTGAAAAACTACCCGATTGGAAATTTGCTAATGTTGACTCAGATAATAGATTAAGTGTAGTATCATTTGCTACTCGTATGGTTGGATGTAATACATGTGTTACTAATTGTGTAGAACCCGATTTTGCTACTACTGCAATTACACCATTTTGGTAATTTGAACCATCTTCATACAATGTACGTGTAACGGTCATTGCAGTTCCACCATTTCTAAAATACTCATTAACTACATATGGTACATATGTGTCATCTGAATATGATCCGAAGATATTTGCAAATTCGCTATATGATGATACTTTGGTTGGTACAAGTGCAGGTCCTTTTACGGTTGGACCAACAACTGCTGCACCGATTTGTGCTATTGCTCTAGGTAAATACGATTGATCAATTTCTTTCGTATAAACACCTGGCGATACTATTCTTTCTGCCATTTTATAATACTCCTATTTTTTAATATAAATATATATGTGTAATTTCAAACATTACTCAACCGAAGTAAAAGTTCCATCAGCTAAATTGATTTCACCATCGCCGTAAGTATCTTTTAATTTTGTCATTAATTCATCCTCAGATGTTCTTAATTCAGTAAATTCGGATAATAACGTTTCTTTTTTATGTTTTACATATTCCAATTGTTCGGACAATGTATGTTCATCAATTGTTATTAATCCTAGATTGGAATAATTTTCTTGGAATTTTGTTTTCAATGCAGTTATTGCATCTAAATCTTCAGTGTTTAACTTTTTTGTCATTTTTGTTTATTATTAATGTAACGTATAATCTATTATATGATATAATTGAGTGTAATCAAACCGGATTGTCAATTATATCAAATAAATGCCATAAATTGTGTGTTGTATAACAATCAATCATTTCTTGTTGAGTTGCTTGATCTGGATATATTGTCATATATTCTAAACCATTTTTTATAACCATAATTGGTAATGGTGGTTGTTCGGTTAAGTATTCTGCTCGGAATACTAATTCTTGTGTAGATGCATCAAAATTTGTGACCATAATAATCTCTAAAATAATTTTCTAATCTAAGTTGTTCTGATTCATTTATCCGATAATCAAATAGTAAAAATGCACCTAAATGTATACCAGCTCCTCTAGTTCCGGAGGCGATGTTAGTATTACCTACTATAAATGTTTGTCCTGCAGTCATTGTAGTAGTTACTATGTTAAAGTTAGATGTAAATAACTGTTTCTTCAATGTTCCATTGATATATACTTCTTGTTCTGATCCCGCGCCTTGTGATTGGTTTAATTGATATTTAGCTGTCAATATCATCCAATCTTCTCGTTCTACTTGAGATGCAAATGTATCATATTGACTATTAGTTATAGAACCAGGTTGTCCTCCGTAATATATACTTCGTATAGTTCGACTAGTATCTGATGTTGATAAATCGATACCACCAGGTGTAATACTATCATTTATATAAAAAATCTGATTAGCAATTGCTTTTAATTTAACAACCATCATAACCGATATTTCAGAATCACCACTAAAATTTAATGCCGGTGTAGGATATAATGAGCATCTGGAATCATCAAAATCTAATGCGTTACGTAAATTAAAAATACCATTTGTAATAAGACCTGGGGTAGACGCAGATCCTTGTGCATTTGTAAGTGTAACACCAGATCCAATTAAATCAGTTAGTGTAATTACCGTACCGGTATTAGTTGTAACGTTATCAGCATTACAAAAGATTAATGGTTTTTTTCTTCCGGTTAATAATACTGGATCTTGGAACTTGTCTGGATAAACAGTACCATCGGTAAAACCACTACCAAAGCCGGTACGCATTTTTGACATACCAAATCCGGTTTTAACACCTTGCAATATGCCTTGATTAAATCCTCGCTGTAAACCTGATGTAGCCATTATTAATAGAATTCACCACTAACATGTATACTAGATGTGGATGTTGTAGATAAAAATACTGATGCTGACGTTTGCATTGTTAAGAATGTATTTGGTGCTAAATTGAAATATGGTACACCGTTTGCATCTTTTTGTTTCTGAAATACAGCAGCAAATAATGCATTACCGAAAAAATCAAATGTAGCAGTACCTGCAGTATGTCCTGAATTAGCAGTTACTGCTAATACACCCAAACGAGCAATACCTGCTGAACTAGAAATACCTAGTAAGTGATTGGCAGCAGTTGTAGAATTTGTCGAAACTGCAATGCTATAAATACGAGATCCGTTACTACCACCGTGTGCTATAACTATGGGTGTTAATTGTGATGAACTGACTAAAAATGATGAAGATGCTAATAATGCCCCTGTGAATGTTAAACCTGTTGCCATAATTTTATTTTATTTTATATTAATAAATATCTTGATTAGAAATTGTTCGATAAATATAACAGAGATGCTTGTACTAATGCATCACTAGATATTGTATTTCCTGATTGACCTATTACTGATCCGGATATTGCGAGTGAACCTGTTATTTCATATGAGCCGGATAATTTGGTTGACCAATTTGCTTTACCATCCGATGTTTGGGATACTAATACTTTACCAGCTCCTTCAGTACCATCAATTAATTGTAATGAGTAGTTATCTATAGATCGTTCTGAGGAAAAATATCCACCTATACTTAGTATAGAAGTATCAACTCCATTGGCAGTACCATATACACCTATATTAGAATTAGAGCCAAGGAAAGCTGCTGAAGCTTGACCTGTTACACCTATGTTATCCTGTGCGTTATTACCAATACCTGATATACCAATTGCATATGAAGTACCATTATCTGGTCCTATTGCTGTGGATGACATACCGTATGAAGTTCCAACGTTGGATTGATTTGTTATTGTTAATTTAGTTAGGGAGTCTGGTGAAACACCTATACCGGTATTTCCTGTTGCTGATATAGTAAATGCAGTTGAATCCGGGCTAGTTGAATCTTCTACAACAAATGCATTACCGGCACCATTTTGTGTTATTTTAACTAAATCACTTGATGTTGAGCCAGTTATCCGTAATCCAGAACCAGTAATATTTTGTGTTACGTTTAATGATCCTGTTATCGTAGCATTACCAACTACGTTTAATGCTGTAGCAGATCCAGAAATTATCAAAGAGCCAGTAACACTATTAGATCCCGACATACTCATTCCACCATTACCGAATATGACACCGCCTACCGTTAATGAACCAGATATTAATACAGATCCGGTGATTTCGGTATTGCTATTAATAGATACTGTTGTTCCGGTGTCTGTAATATTTGAATCACCAACGTGTTCATCATCTACTGATTTTAATACTCGATTAGTAGTAGGATGGGTTTCGGAACCAATTGAATTATATGTCTCCGGACCCATTAAAAATAATGATGATGTTACTACAACACCGCCATTTTCGTGTACTGCTAACCAATGATTTTCTTGTGAATCAAAAAGGAATGATCCTGATCTAATTGGGGATGAGCCTGAATCATTAACCGCAATACCACCAAATCGAATACTCGGTGTATTTGTATTTACATTAATTAAATTGGTTGCAATGTTTAATTGTGATGATGTTATATATTGTATAGATGATGACCCAATTACTGTTAAATCATTGGTAATTATCAATGAACCGGTTATTGTTTGGCTACCGATAAATATATTACTTGCTGTAGTAGCAAATACCGCAGTATTGTTTCCATCAAATAGTTTTGAATTTGCGGAATATGATGATGATACTGCATTATTTGCCCAACTCGAGGTTCCAAATATCGAACCTGTTATACCTGAGGTTACTGTTAATGAACCGGTGATAAGAGTATTACCATTTACATCCAATTTAGCATTCGGTGTGGACGTACCGATACCCAAATTTCCAGAACCACTATTAATCCAACTATTACCACCTTGACTTAGTTTATATGATAATGCACCAAATTCGATTAAAGACCCACTAATATATATATCTCCACGGAATACAGATTTACCAAGTACATCTAATATAAATCCAGATTGAGGAGCAGAATTACCAATACCAACAGCAGAACTTGTAATATACATTATGTTATTATTACCTGTTCTAAAATATATATCTCGTTGTGCCGATCCTAAGTATAAACTGTTACCAGCATTTAGAGTAACTATATCAGCATCATTACCTGATGTAGTTTTTATTTTTAATGCATATGTATTATCTAAAAGAATAGAACCACTAGAAATAGTAAGTTTTTGTGTCGGTGTAGTAGTTCCTATCCCAACATTACCTGCATTATCTATTACAAATGGTGATGCATCTGGATTAGTTGAATCTTCAACAATAAATGCATTACCTGTTCCGGTTTGTGTAATTCTTACTAGATCTGTTGATGAACTACCTGTGATAATTTGAGTACCGATAAATGTATTTGAACCGGTAGTAGTTAAACTACCTGTTATACCATATGATCCAGATAATTGATTTGTATGTTTCCATACCCCTATAGATCCACTTTTAATATATGTAAAAATATCTCCATATGTGTAATCTCCTATCTCTACTGAGCTTAAGTCTGTAAAGTCCATTGGCTGGTAAGGATCTGCATATAAAATTCCACTTCCACCCGGACCTGCCTTTACTACAATACCTGCAGGAATAAGTTCATACGGGGCAACTGGAGGAATATTTGTAAGTTTACCTGCTGAAGAAGAAACGTATAGCCTATCTCCATCCACAAAAGCAGATGTATTTAGCCCTTTTACTAAACCCTGTGCTGTTATATATCCAAAAGAATTTATTTCAATATCGTGTGTAGCTATTCCTAAGAGCTGGTTATCTCTAGTTACACTCCCTGATACCTGTATAGATTGAGCTAGTACTACTTTGGGTGTATCTCCATGAGATCCTATAAGTCTTACTGCAGTTCCATTTGTAATTAGTACACCAGTTGCATTACGGACTCTTACCCAGTTCTCTTGACCTACTTGTAGTGATATATCTGCTTCAGCATTGTAAACTGATAAGGCTCCGTCTGTATTATTCCAATAAACTCTTCCTGATTTCCATGTTGGTTCTGCAGATCCAGTATTAAAGTCAATGTAATCTACATTATTAACTGAACCCGATATAACTATATTTTGAGCATATGATGAAGTTAGAGCATATGATGCACTAGTAGCATAACTAGAACTAATTGAATATGAACTCGTTAAAGCATATGATGCTGATTCTGCATAGCTCGAACTTATAACACCTAGTAACCCACTACCATTACCAAAGAAACTACCAGTAAATGATCCCGTTGTATATGAACTAGTAAAGCTATTAAATGAACTCGTAGTTAATAATGAACCGGTATCAACTGTTGCACTAGCATTTAATGCATATGATGCTGTTAATGAATATGAAGCAGTAGTTGGTTGTAATGTGGTTAAATTGACATTGAATGTACTAGTATCGCCTTTTGTAAATGTTAAATTAGGATTTGAAAACGATGCAGTGGTTAGCAATGACCCAGTATCGGCACTACCGCCACCGCCATTAATGGTAACAGTAACAGATCCACCTACAACAGATGCACTTACCCCGGTTCCAACAAAATCAATTGATGCAACTGATGATGTTAATAACGTACCTTCATCGCGTATAGCAATTGATGCTGATGCGTTTATATTGGTTAAGCCAGATCCGTCGCCTACGAAATATTGTGCATATGCACTGCCAGATACCCGCAATGAACCTGTTATTTGTAAGGACGATGTAAATGTAGCATTTGATATTATTACTTGATCACTCGTAGCCGAATTACCGATATATAGGATATTACCATTGCTAGTTAAAGTACCACCACCTAACAATCTTAAATTTACAGGTGATGCGGTTCCACCAATTTCAACATCGCCAACAGTTGTAGAATCGCCTATAATTACATTACGCGATGAACCAGATTCAGGAGTAATATATAAATCACCCCCGGATCCGGATATCTTGATTGTACCTGTTAAATTAGCATTAGAATCATAAAATTGTAATGGTTCGTTATTTAAAATTTTAAATTTCATATTATAATTTTACCTTGTTAAATCTGGTTGTAGATGATAAATCAGATGTTGTTTGTGCTACGGTTTCAGAACCAATATTATCTTTAAAATAAATATCCGTTACCACGTTATTGTCAATATTTTTTAATAATTTATAGTTATCCCAGTTATTGTTAATAATATCAATATTGTTCACATCTGCAGTTAGTATGTCTAATGTTGGTTGTGTATAGTCAAATATATGTGTCGAAGTTAAACCGGTGGAAAATGTATTGTCATCATAACCTAATTCAAACGATATTGCATAGTCGCCTTGTTTTAAATTGAAGGTTTCATTGATACTATAATCCTGAAATTGTAAACTAGATACTAATTTACTTGCAATAACCGTATTTGTTTGTTTATCAATTACTAATATCTTTGGAAATGATTTACCGTAATACTCATGTCCAGTTGCGACATGGGTTGTACTATTAAGAGAAGTACCGATTGCATATTTTTTAGCAACAGTTGTCCTAGCTGAAACGTTTAATTGTATACGAACTTCGGCGTCTTGTTTAACGTAAAAATTGCATAATAAAAAATTACCTAGATCTAATATATTATTTAAATTTGGAATATCAGACCAAACACTATAATATGTATTTTCATCAAATATATATAAACTAGCATTAAATCTACCTTGCATTCGAAGACATTTATCTCGGTCAAATCGTATTCTTATATTTTCTATCGTACCATTAAATTTATTATTCAGGTAACTATATTGATCATATATATATGGTATATTATTATTTACAAAATTTGGATGTCCTTTTCTATTTTCAGATGGTACATTACTACAATAATTACGATAATCAATTAGTTTGCATTTCTGAAATATATCATTCATTATAAATTGAGATCCAGGATATCCGCTGATAATATTACCCATAAAATAATTTTCACCCCAAACAAGTTGTTTGCTAATTTGTGAACTTAAACTTGCATTTTGTTGAGCAGTAAACATTCTCGGATCATTCCAATTAGTATGAAACATATTATTTTTAACATATATTCTACCACCTCGAAATGATGAATCATACATACTATTAAAACCATGTGTTGCTATTGAACTATCATATATTGTGCTATTAATATTATGATTCATACATACTAAATGATTGAATACCGTTTTATTAAATTTAGTTACAGGATAATACCATGCAGTTAATCCTTCCAAACAAAACATATTAAAACTAACAGCTGTTTGTGAAACATCATTTTCTACTCTACCCGGTGGATTATTAAATTTACCAATTGTATTACGTATTCTAAGTATATCACCATTAACTGAATTATAATTTCTACGTGGTGAATATATAAATGAATCTTCTAATTCACATCGTATCGTTGCTGTATTACCTGAGCTAGCTCTCGTTATACCAACTCCTCCTCCATTTGCGGAGGTTGCATTATACATGTTAACATGCGTTATTGAAAATGTACCATATTTACTAAGAAAGTATGTTTGTATTCGGTTTCTATCACGTCCAACAAAATTAAGTTTACCTCTATTACACTTCATTACAATAGTACCAACAAATAAATGATCATATGCCGGTGGTCTATCTAATGTGATTATATTTCCTGATATTGCGGTTATTGTATAATATGTTGTTTTACCACCAACTACATCTGCATCGGTTACCGCATTATTATGTATATTAGTTATAGTATCATATAATATTGGTAAAACAATATTTCCTGCTTGAAAATTATCACATCTGGTACCAGTAACATCTCTATTCCAAAACATTATAGTATCGCCGACTGCAAAGTTTTTTGCACTTCGTAATTTTATTTGATTGGTTGTATTAGATGCTCCATATACACCATATGATGCTGTTGCAAATGAATATACTCCAAAAAATCCATGTCGATTTGAATCAGCATTTGCAGTACCCCCATCTGAATATACACGTATAAATCTTTTATTAACAGATCCGCTAGGAAATGTGTAGAATCGTATTGCATTACCACCGGTAGATCTACGTAAATCATGTTGTTTTGCCCAAACAGTGGTCCAATTATCTGGGTTGTCTGCGACGTCGATTCTAGATCCGGATATAATATTATTAACAGCTGCTTCAATACTAGTACCAGTATGTCCAATTCCGACAGAATCAAAATTTACATTTGTACCTAAATCATATGTTATAAAAAAATCAGCTCCAGATTTACCGTATGCAGTCCATTGTGCATATCCAACGCCATTTGTTTGTATGTCTAACGCTTTTGGACCTGCTTGTTGAATAAATCCTTGTACAGCGGTATTAAGAGCACCGGATACATTATATATTAAATTATGTGCATATGGATTTAAATTGGTTTGTCCTTTTTTATAAAAATAGTCCCAATTTAAGTTTTGAAATCCCATTGGATCTTCAATTTCATTTGCTATAAATTTACATGTTTTACCAGCAACTTGTGTATCTAATAATCCGCCTTGTTTAATACGATCGCCATATGACATACTAGCAGTTGTATCTAAAACTAATAATTGATATCGATTTTTTATTTTTATTGATAGTAATGATGCATATTTTTGTAATGCTACACTGACAGTACCTCGTTGTTGTGCTGGATTTAAAAATTCATCTATCAATACATTTTGTACATAATGTCGTTGAATTCCCTGGTTAACTTCTAATTTAAGTGATACGGTTTGATTGGATCCAGTAAATGTTGGTATTACCAAATCACCATCTTGTGAACTCACACTAATAGATTGTGACATGATTAATGGATATCTAGCAGCTCCTGCAGTTAATGTATTACTATTTACACGATTCCTAGAATATATGTCAGTATTATTTACTAAAAATCCAGGCGCGGAATCATATGTAACGTTAATAGTTGGATCTAACCATATATTACCAACATGTGATGATCGTGCATATACAGTACCACCAGCAAATATCCCAAATAAATTTGCTACGTCAGTTGAGCCGGTACGAGTAAAATCTCGAATTATACTACCTGTAATTTCAATTTCACCATTTTTAAAATATGTTCGTTTAATAGGTAAATATGCTTGAAATTCATATCCATTTGGTGAAGCTGGATTTGATAAACTTGCCGACGACATATGTAATGATGATGTACCTGATCTAGATGCTGTAGTTAATAAGGTATATTTTCTATATAATTTATTCCAATCATTTGCTACATTGGTAGTAGCTGCCATGTTATAACCAGACCCTGAATACATATATACATCTAAATCAATATAATCAGTCCAACTAGTAGCTGGATTTGTAAAATCTATATAATGAGATTGAGATAAATACGTAGTAGCTTCAATTATATTATAAGCGCCACCGCTAATAATTAACGTTTCTCCGACTTGATAATCCATATGTTGACTATCAACTAATACAACACGTTTTTGTCCCGGGAAATAGTTTGGTTGAGTATCTCCATATGTTTGTACATATGTTTGATAATCTAATAATCCAAGATCTTGTTGTACATCTCCATGTTTTCCATATCGTTTAGATATAGTAGCAACACTACCAGATATACTTTCAATCTGAACTACATCATCAGTTTCATATGATGCGGTATCAAATATAGAATATTGTTGTGGTCCATAATATGAACCAGTACCAAAACGATGATCATAAAATAATGTAGGAGTATTATATCTAGGTATTATACCATTTAATTTTGTAGCATCACTAGCGGTCATTACATTTGCATATCTATTAAATGTAGGTGTTGATTGTACCGTAATGAAATCACCAACTCCGAAACTATCCGGTGATTGTAATGTTAGTGTACTAGTGCCGGCTACTGATGAACTTGCTAATAATGATGATGAATAATTTGATGACCCTGACATTATTACATATGTTGCTGCTGCTGAATTACTTAAAATTCCATTAAATGAACTAGTCGCAGTATTCCATGACCCAGTAGCATTAAATGTCATTCTATCTAACAGTTTTACGCCACTAAACCCACCTAATATATTAATATATCCAGATGCCGAACTTGTAGCAAACATGTTCAATCGTGCAGTATCCTTAACAGTAAAATCACATGCAATGTTAATATCAATACGAGCAACAGACCATGTGCTACTTCCTGTTAATTGATAACAGTTTTGCCAATTGGATGGATTTATAGAAGCAGTTGCATTTCCATAACCACGATAAAAATATGCATTACTACTTCGTAAATCTCCTATAGCAACTGGGTTATCACCTGGAAATTTTTCTGTATATGAATGTGAATTTTGATAACGCCATTCTCGATATGAATGATCTATACTACAACTGATAAACGTTATAGATGATGTTGATTGATAATCTATCTTTACCGGTAACATTACATCTTGCATTAACTCAGGAAAACAATAAAAACTACCAGATGCCGGAAATCCGGTTGTAGCATTCACAGTTAATGTACGATAGCCAGTCCATGGTGTGTACGTAGCGTAATTCGTAGCAACAGTTGGAGCAGGATATGCTCGTATCAATTGGGATGGAAAAACTGCTATATCATCCGGGCCGGGTACTACCCCACCAATCCATGTATTTGGATCTAATACATTGTATATAGAACCAGATGTTGCTTTTGCTGTTATAGTTGCCATATTATATAAATGCTTTTATGTCCGAATATATTTCTCGAATTGAATTGAACATTTGTAATTCATTAGAAGATATTTCAGAACCAATCGATTCTAATTTAGATGTATATTCCGCCTGATATTGATCTAACCGGATCATGTATGAATCTAACATATTCACATCATATGGTATTTCTGAAATTGTAATTAATTGATTTTCTCGATCAACATTAATTTGCCCTTGCCGTAGACATCCATATAAAAACATCATTGGCATTGGTAATAATTCTTCTAATCTAATCATTGGTATTGGTGATATATTCATAATTTATGGCCTTTTATAACTTTTATATATTAATTCTGATTCGGTTGGTATTGATAGTAGATATTTTACTGATGATGTACTCATCGGTATATAATCTATATTATATCTTAATTGTAATCCATTAACATGCACTTCTAAAAATTCATATACTGATGAACTAACATATGTCAATCCGTTTGGCAATGAAATTATAGTGCCAGATAATACAGATGATGTTAATGTGTAATAAGCAGCAATCGGACTTGTTTGTTGAAGTCCGGTTAAATCTACACCAAATGTAGAACCATCTCCTTTTGTAAATGTGATAATTGGATCTGAAAATGAAGCGGTGGTTAGCAATGAACCGGTACTACCACCACCACCCGCAGAATTTAATGCATATGATGCTGTTAATGCATATGATGCAGTACCTTGTAATGATCCGGTGAATCCTGCCGATGCAATAATAGACCCAGTAACTTGGAAAGTAGATCCAGATGCAAATACTAGATTGGACCGGCTAATATCACTCGTACCATTACCTATAATGAATGCTGACTGTGCAGATGAAGATTGATTATATTGACCTTGAACATGTTGGTATGAACCCGATGCTACAGTGTAATATCCTTCAGCGTGCGATGCATAGCCGATAGTTAATGTCGACTCACCCTCTGCGTGCGATGCACCACCTATTGCATTTGTACCAACACCTTCGGTGTGGGAAGAATCACCAGATGCTTGTGTATTAGATCCTTCTGAATGCGATCCGTCACCTGCTGCATTTGTATTTTGACCTTCTGAGTGTGCATTAGTTCCATTTGCTTGAGTACTCGTTCCTTCTGCATGGGAATATGAACCAATTGCAAATGAACTATTACCTTCTGCGTGCGAAAATGAACCAGAAGCTTTAGTCCTGAAGCCTTCTGCATGGGAATAATCACCAGATGATGTAGTAGCAGCGCCTTCGGCATGGGAATATGAACCAGATGCATTTGTATTAGACCCGTTTTGTAACGACCCGGATATAATTACATATGTTTCAACATTTAATGAATTTAACGAAGCATCAGACCCCGAGACAATTACTTTTTTCCATGACGGCATATTATATTCCTTTATATATTGTGGTTAGTTACATACACTTATGCCGTGCGTGTGCCTACTTCCTTGCGGCCAACAATACTATTTATAAATAAATATGAAATACTATAAAATACCGTTACTTTTTACTTGGAGATTTTTCTGGAGTTGGTTGTGTTGATTGAACTGTGTTATCTAATTCTTGTTCAATTTTAATTTGAAGCGATGCAATATATTTTGCATCTTTACCTGTTATTGTGATTATATCTAATGCTTGACGCAATATACTTAAATCTTGTGCTGTAAACATAACTTGTTATTTTTGTGATACATATTGTTGCTGTAACTTGTATACTATATTATATATCGTTTCTAATTGTTCACCTTTGAACATTGAATTTTTAATTAATTCTAACAAGTACTCAATTTCTTGCTGAATTAAAATATATTCCTCCCGATTAGTTTGAGTAACCGGAGAGGAATTATTATTTAGTTTATTTATAATAGACATATAACCTATTCAAAATTAATTTATGAATACATCCAAATTGTACCATCTGTTGCAGTATAAATTGCACCTTCTTTAACAAATTCACCAGTAATTGGTTTTGTACTGGTATGAGCCGTTTCTGTAAATACTATACCAGCAAATGCACTATTTCCGTTAGTACCAATTGTCATTGCATTTGTCGAATCGGTTACTCCATTCTGGAATCCCCATCGATCTGTATCATTATCGAAACCAAATGCAATATTTAAGTTAACATCAGAACCTCTATCAACTATAATACCAGCATCACCTGATGCAGCAGAGCCAGAAGCTAATACTATAAATTTATCTTCTATGTATAAATCAGTTGTGTTAATAGTTGTAGTAGTACCATTAACAAATAAATCACCAGTTACTGTTAAATTATTAGGTATTGTAACATTTGTTGGTAAACTAATTGTTACTGTCTGTGCACTAGCAGAAGTTGCAATTTGATTAGTCGTACCTATAATATTCAACGTTTGTGAACCTAATGATATAGTAGTACCACCGGCACCAGAAGAACCTGATACAGTTAATGTTGTTGCTAATCCCGTTAACCCACTACCATTACCAATAAATGATCCTGAGAATGATCCTGAATGTGATAAACCCGTTGCACCTGTTGTTGCAACAATTGTACCCGTACCATTAATTGCGGTAGTTGATAGTATACTACCAGATCCGCCTCCTATTACTACTTGTCCCGATGTTAAATTATCAACTTGTATTGTAGATAAATTTCCGGCACTACCGGAGACAATGACTTTTTTCCATTCTGCCATGTTATTTCATTCCTATCTTAATTTTATATATAAATATCGTTATTATTCCAATCCTATAAAAAATGAACTAGAAGTAAAATAAATACCCCCAATTTGAGCCGACCCGGTGATTTCTGCAGATTGAGTTGCTAATATCACAACACCACTTTGTGTTATAGTCAGTACTGGTGTCGTACCTTGTTTAATTAAAAATATTTTATCAGTTGGGTTAACGGCTGCTGTTGTACTACCAGATATAATACGATATGGTTCTAAATCCATTCCTTGTACATATGATGCGGTAACCGCATATGATGCTGTTATATCATATAATAAGCCCGGTATTAATTGTGATGGTTTAAATTGTCTAGTATATGTCATTATGCCCACCTTCCATTTATAATTATCAAATCATTAACATCAATCGGATAGCCTAATGCAGTTGTATCAAATGTAATTGTTTGCGTTGATGTAATGTCACTAGGTGTCCATGTATAACAAACTTTATCAATATATTGTCCGTTAATATATATATCAAATTCATTAACCGTAGCAGTTACAAATGTTACTGGATTAATCTTAGCAGTACCCGTTACCGTTACTGTTGTATTATTAGTTCTAAATGCTTGTTTATCGCTCAACATGGTTAAATACATCATCGCATTTGCATCGATACTAATATTATTTCCATTAGTTGAGACAGTAACACTACCACCGGATAATATGTCTGATTGGTGTGTTATTAATCGTAATGGTACCGTTGTCGTATCGAATATACTAATAGCAGTTTCAATTACAGTTTCAAATGTTAATTTTTTAATAGAATACATTTTTTTAATAGATGATACCCGCATCTCATGTTCATTCTGCAATGTACCTAATACAGTCATCGGAATTGATGCTCTCACTAATCTATCCTCACCGACTGTATTAACCGTTTCAAATGTTACAGCACCCAATGTCGTATGATATCTGTTTTCACCAACGCCCCAACTAAAACGATTGTATGTAAATATTTGATTAACCAATTCATTTAATTGTGTGCTAAAATCACACCAAATCATCATATCATATTCTACTGTAATATATTTTGGTATATCTACGACGTATACAGGTAATGACGGAGCTAATTGTGCTAATGGAAATGGAAATAACCTATCTTCGTACCTATTTCTTGCATTATATGGATTACGATGTATCATATAATTGTTCGATGGATTTCTATTAACATCTAAAGTCTTATAAGAATCTCGTTCCGAAAAACTATTTCTTTTAAGCATAATTGATGGCGATTGTAACATCCCCTTTTCATCTCGCATATACCCTAACCGACGCACATTGTCCCATTTTTCACCGTTAGCAAATATAACAGGTACTGGAATGATTATTTTATTATCAATAATTTGTGGTTGTATCTCTTTATCAATAAATGCTTTCATTGCATAATCAATATCATATATACTTCGCTGATTACTTTTGATAACATCATCATCGCGTCGTACTTGATTTGCTCGATTTAAACGAATGTCAGGGGTAAATCCTTCTGTTGTAGACGGATTTGGTTTATTTGTTTTACGATCAATATCTTCTCTATTAATACGTGACATAAGTCACCTCCTTTATTGTTTATATGCGGGTAAATCATTATTACCGCCGGACCGAATATTTTTAATTTGTTGAGCTGATTGTCTAGTTGCATGTGCATTGCATATAACAGAAACACTATAACCATGGTTACTACCATTTGGCCATGTTTCTGGATTTTTACCAACAAAGTATTGATTTGCATCTACACCATCTAACTCATAGTATTCATTATCCCAAAATACAATATCACCAACCTCAGGAAAAAAGTTAGCTCGTTCCAATATATCACGCGAAATAGCAAATTGCGATGTACGTGTATATGAATGACCATAATCATCCATTTTACCTGATTTTTCATCTTTTGTTATTAAACATGGAATTAGTATTGAATTATAAAATGATTTTGATTCAGATTCTCCATATAAATTAGAATCACTTTGTTCTATAATTAGTTTAAAGAATTCTATTTCAGTATCTACAATTGCGTTTAATAATTCTCTGTTAACTGATGCTAAAAAAAATGCATCTCTACGTCCTCCGAATAGTGCCATAGCTAACCTTTACCCAACATATATTTTTAATGGAACTTTAGCTAGCATTTCATTCATTTGAGTCGATTCTGCATTTTGTCTAGTTAACATATTCTCTTTAGACATCTTTCCCAGAAATTCTCTTAGTTGAGCTAACAATGCTTCTTTTTCAGCTTGTCCTTGTGAAACTAGTTCAGCGCCATTCATTGTTACTTCAGCGCCAGGTATTGGAATAGTGGTATATTTACCACGAACATAGCCTAACATTTCTTTAACCATTGCAGCTCCATATCTTAATATCCAGGAACGCCCCATATCATTAATTGTACTATATGGTTGGAATGTATATGGTATATTGGATGCATCACTTACCGCATCCGTTAGTAGTGCGTTATTACCAAATAAGACGGCATCGTGTGCCTTCTGTTCTTCAAATAAAAATTCAAACCAAACAGTACCAAAATATTGAGTTGCGCTACTACCCTGAGTACCAGGTATTGGGAATATTTTTATATCATCACCATGCAATTCAAATGAAAAATGTGATTTACGTATCTGGTCATTAAACTCAATACTTTGCAATCTCATTAAGTCAGATGATATAGGCATCATCATAAAACTAACCGACGGTGACATTCCACCAAACCCAAATGCATCTAACATTTGTTGAGAACCTAAACCAGTTCCGATAAATGGATCAAAGAATCTTACGATTGCTGGTGGTGGATTATGTAATACTCGTTTTATTTCAATTGAACTTGTATTACTTAAAGTTATACCCAATGATTTTTCAACTGCAGCACGTATACTATATGATTGTTTCTGATCTACTAATTCTAATGATGCAGAATGCCATTTTAAATTACCACCACTATCTGCTTCTAATCCATAT